TTCTCTCTTTATCCCAATGGAATGGAACTATGAAGGATTTATTGACGAATACGGACTTCCAGTCTTTGATAATCCACGTGATGGAGAACGACTGGGACCAGACGGTGAATTAATAGACGTAGGTGTTGTAACTCACTGGGAGAACGAGGTCGATGGACTGCGAGATGATCAAGATGCTTTAAATGAATTTTATCGTCAATTCCCTAGAACCGAAGAACACGCGTTTAGAGATGAAACTAAGAATAGTATATTTAATTTAATTAAAATATACGAGCAAATAGATTATAACGAAGGTAGTAGATACGACGCTAGTGTTACTACTGGTAGTTTTGGATGGGTAAATGGTATTAAAGACACGCAGGTTGTTTTTCATCCAAATCCATCAGGTAGGTTTAAAGTAAGTTGGGTGCCTCCAACTCATTTGCAAAATAAACAAATAGTTAGAAATGGCATTAGATTCCCGGGTAATGAGCATATTGGGGCCTTTGGTTGCGACAGTTATGACATTAGTGGTACTGTTGATGGCCGCGGCTCGAAAGGCGCTTTACACGGATTAACAAAATTCTCTATGGAAGACGCGCCTTCAAGTACGTTTTTTCTAGAGTATATAGCAAGACCACAGACTGCAGAAATGTTCTTTGAAGATGTGTTAATGGCATTAGTGTTTTACGGTATGCCTTTACTTGCGGAGAACAATAAGCCAAGATTACTATATTATCTACGACGTAGAGGTTATAGAGGATATAGTATGAATAGACCAGATAAAGCTTGGCGTAAGCTTTCTGCAGCGGAAAAAGAAGTTGGTGGTATACCAAACTCAAGTGAAGATATTAAACAAGCTCACGCAGCTGCCATTGAGATGTACATACAAAACCACGTAGGGCATCTTGGTGATGGTGAATATGGCACACTGTATTTTAACGATTTGTTAAACGACTGGGCTAAATTCGATATAAATAAAAGGACAAAGCACGACGCGTCTATAAGTTCTGGTCTAGCTATTATGGCTTGCAATAGACATTTGTATGCGCCTAATGCAAAAGTAGAAAGGACACCAATGAATTTGAATATAGCAAAATACAACAACGACGGGTTTACTTCCCAGATAATTAAATAAGCATGGCTGAACCAGTATATGTAAACTTTCCATCTCAAGCGGTTTCTGACCTAGAGAAAATGAGTTCAGAGTATGGACTTAAAGTAGCAAGAGCTATCGAGCAGGAGTGGTTCAAAGACACGCTGAACAATAAGTTTCTTCATAATCAAAATAATTTCCATAGATTAAGACTATACGCTAGAGGTGAGCAATCTGTGCAAAAATATAAAGATGAATTATCTATAAATGGCGATTTATCTTATCTTAATTTAGACTGGAAGCCAGTACCTATTATACCTAAGTTTGTAGATATTGTGGTTAACGGTATGTCGGAGCGTATGTTTAATGTTAAGTGCTACTCGCAAGACTCCTATGGTGTGTCTAAAAGAACTAAGCACATGGAATCTTTAATGCGTGATATGCAATCTAAAGACTTCAACGATCAAGCGGCCGTGTTGCTCAATGTTGATTTATACGAGACAGATCCAAAAAAATTACCTGATAGCCAAGAAGAATTAGATTTACATATGCAACTTGATTACAAGCAGGCTGTTGAAATAGCTAACGAACAAGCTATTGACGTATTGCTTGAAGGTAGCAATTACGACTTGATTAGACGCAGGATGCTATATGACTTAACAGTCTTAGGAATCGGTTGTGTTAAAACAAGTTTTAACTGGAGCGATGGTGCTAGAGTAGAGTATGTAGATCCAGCTGATATAGTTTACTCATATAGTGAATCTCCATACTTTGATGATATATATTATATTGGTGAAGTAAAAACAATACCGATTAACGAGTTAGCTAGAGAGTTTGATGAATTAACTGAGATGGACATCAAGGAGATTCATCAAGGCAAAAGCGGTAGATATACACAAACGCAGCGCATAGCTGAAAAAGACAACAACAAAGTTCAAGTTCTTTATTTTAACTATAGAACACATATGAACGATGTTTATAAAATCAAAGAAACTAAAACGGGTGGTTATAAGGCTATAGAAAAAACAGATCAATTTAACCCACCTCAAGATAAGCAAGGTGATTACGAAAGATTACAAAGAGCCGTAGAATGTGTATTTGAGGGCGCTATAATTCTTGGCACAGATAAGCTTATTAAGTGGCAAAAGGCTGAAAATATGATGCGTACAAAATCTGACTTTAACAAGGTTAAGATGAATTACACGCTAATAGCTCCACGAATGTATGAAGGTCGTATTGAATCATTAGTTAGTAGAATTACCGGGTTTGCTGACATGATTCAGTTAACACATTTAAAGTTGCAGCAAGTAATGTCACGCATGGTACCTGATGGAGTATACCTTGACGCTGATGGACTTGCTGAAGTAGATTTAGGCAACGGCACAAATTATAATCCGCAGGAAGCTCTTAATATGTTTTTCCAAACTGGTAGTATTATAGGTAGATCTCTTACACAGGATGGAGATCCTAATCCTGGTAAAATACCTATTCAGCAAATATCAAACGGAACTGGTCAAAATAAAATTGGTAGTTTAATACAGACGTATAACTACTATCTTCAAATGATACGTGACGTAACGGGTCTCAATGAGGCTAGAGATGCTAGCGTACCAGATCCTAACGCATTAGTTGGGGTTCAAAAACTAGCCGCTGCAAACTCAAACGTAGCTACTAGACATATATTGTTAGGTTCTATGTTTTTAACGTCGGAGACTTGCGAAGCACTATCATTACGTATATCAGATATACTAGAGTACTCTCCAACTGCAGATGCTTTTGTTCAGTCAATAGGTGCTCACAACGTGGCTACGTTAAAAGAAATGTCAGAGCTATATTTGTATGACTTTGGTATATTTATAGAATTATATCCAGACGAAGAGGAGAAGCAAATGCTAGAGAATAATATTCAAACCGCTTTAGCTCAAGGATTAATAGATCTTGATGACGCGATAGATATACGCGAAATTAAGAACGTTAAGTTAGCAAATCAACTATTAAAAATAAAGCGTAAGAAGAAACAAGAGCGTGATCAGGAAATTCAAAAGCAGAACATGCAAGCGCAAGCACAAGCAAATGCGCAAACTCAACAAGCCGCTGCTCAAGCTGAGATACAAAAAAATCAGGCAAAAGCTCAAGCGGACGTGCAACTAGAATCTGTAAAAGCAGAGACTAAGATTGCTCACTTAAGAGAAGAGGTGAGACTTAAAAAAGAGCTGATGATGTATGAGTTTGAATTAAACCAGAAACTACGTGATCAAGAGCGTGAGTCTAGTGAGAAGATGGAGGTTATGAAAGAGCATGGAAAAGATAGACGAGAAAAAGTGAAACAAACGCCTAAAAAGTTTGAGTCTTCAGGTAATGATATACTTGGAGGCGGAATGGGTTTGGATAAGTTCACACCCCAAATAGGTAATTAATTATATAATATTTTATCATGGAAAATGAAAATCAAACAGATCTTGAAGAAGTAATCAACGAGGTCGAAAACGAAACACCACAAGTGGAAGAAGTTGTAGAAGAACAACCTAAACTTGATTTAGAAAAATTTGAAAGCAAAGATGATGACGCTGTTGCTAAAGTAGATTTAAACCAACCACCAGCAAATGAAGAAGTTGCAGAAAACAACCCTAACGACCCAGGAGTGGCTAGAGTCGATGAAAGTCCCGAGCCCACACAAGAACAAGAAGAAGTACAGCCGCAAGCAGAAGTACAAGCAGAACTATCAGGAATAGAAGAAGTTGCGGAAGAAGAGACCGTAACTAGAGAAGAAGTTGAAGAAGTTCTCGATAAAGTAGAAACGCCTGGTAAACGTTTGCCAGATAATGTTGAAAAGCTTATTAACTTTATGGACGAAACTGGTGGTGATATAAACGATTACGTTCGACTAAATAGAGATGTTAACGAACTAGATGATCAAGATGCTCTTCTTGAGTATTACAAGACTACAAAACCTCATCTCAGTAATGAAGAGATTTCTTTTGTTATGGAAGATAACTTTTCTTATGACGAAGATGCTGACGATGAGCGTGAGAGAAAAAGAAAAAAATTAGCCCGTAAAGAGCAAGTTGCTGAGGCTAAGACCTACTGAGACGGGCAAAAGTCTAAATACTATGAAGAAATTAAAGCTGGAAGCAAACTCACTGACGAGCAGCAGAAAGCAGTTAATTTCTTTGATAGATACAATAAAGAGTCAGAACAGACGCGTAAAATAGCTGACAGACAAAAACTAGTATTTAATAAAAAAACCGAGCAGGTTTTTAACGATGAGTTCAAAGGTTTTGAATATAACGTCGGAGATAGAAGATACAGGGTTAATGTCAAGAACGCAGATCAAGTAAAACAAACTCAAAGCGATGCGAATAACTTTTTCAAAAAGTTTTTGGATAAAGATGATACGATGAAAGACGCTAAGGGTTATCACAAAGGTTTGTTCACTGCTATGAACGCTGATGCTGTTGCTCAACACTTTTACGAACAAGGCAAAGCTGACGCTATTAAGAATAGTGTCGCTAAGGCTAAAAACATAAATACCGATGCTAGAGGTTCTCACGGACCTACTGATACCGGTGGCATGAAGGTTCGTGCATTGGGTGATGATTCTGCTTCTTTTAAATTCAAAATTAAAAATAACAAAAAGTAAATTAAACTAAAATGGCAATTACTAATGGAGGTAGTTTAAATAGCGTACCTGCTCCTTTGCAGCAAGCGTTATCTTCAAACTACATTGATTTTACTGCACAGGCAACCGCAGGTTGGACGCAGCAGTATTTACCAGACCTTATGGAAAAAGAGGCTGAGGTATTCGGAAATCGTACTATCTCAGGATTCCTTTCTCAAGTAGGGGCTGAAGAGTCTATGACTGCAGACCAAGTTGTTTGGTCAGAGCAGGGTAGATTACACCTATCGTACATCGCTACGATGACACACGTTTCGCAGAAGGTAGATACTACTGCTGGTGGTACGATTACTATCGTTTCTGATATTGACGGTAACACAAGCACAAACGTTTACTCTGACAATGACCACGGTATCCGTGTTAACGACATGCTTCTTTTAGCTGACGCTAACACTACTGTTCAAGGTGTTGTAACTGCGGTTGCAGCTGACACTGGTCGTATTTCTGTAGGTTTCTATGGAGCTAACACGGCAACGGCTGCTGGTATCACTGAGACTACTGCATCTGCTCTTAGAGTCCTAGTATTTGGATCTGAGTATGCTAAAGGTACTAACGGACGTGTTGGTCAAAACGAGCCACAGTTCACTTCATTCTCAAACAAGCCTATTATCCTTAAGGATAAGTACGCTGTTTCTGGATCTGATGCTTCAGCTGTTGGTTGGGTAGAGATCTCTGGTGAAGAAGGACAAAGCGGTTACCTATGGTACTTAAAAGCTAGTTCTGATACAAAAGCTCGTTTCGCAGATTACGTGGAAATGGCTATGATTGAGTCTATTAGCGGTACACCTGGTTCTACACTACTTGATAGTGAATTATACGGTGCTGCTGGTAATACATTCGGTACTGAAGGTTTATTCGCTGCTATCGAAGCACGTGGAAACATGTCTAACGGTATCACTGGTGTTCCTGCTCAAGATTTAGCTGAATTTGACGCGATCCTAGCGGAGTTTGATCGTCAAGGTGCTATTGAGGAGAACATGATGTTTATTAATCGTGCTACAGCTCTAGCTATTGATGATATGCTTGCTAGCATGAATTCATACGGTGAAGGCGGTACTTCTTACGGAGTATTTGAGAATGATGAAGATATGGCGCTTAATCTAGGTTTCTCTGGATTCCGTCGTGGCTCTTACGACTTCTACAAGTCAGACTGGAAGTACTTAAATGATTTCTCTACACGTGGATCTATTAACGCGATGAACACTGTTGGTGCAATTCGTGGAGTTATGATTCCTGCAGGTGTAACTTCTGTATACGATCAAAACCTAGGTAAGAACCTTAAGCGTCCTTTCCTACACGTTCGTTACAGATCTTCACAAACTGATAATCGTAAGATGAAGTCTTGGGTTACTGGTTCTGTTGGAGCTGTAACTTCAGATCTTGATGCTATGGAAATCCATATGCTATCTGAGCGTTGCTTAATCGTACAAGGTGCTAACAACTTCATGTTGTTGAACTAAGATTATATTTGGTGAAACTACCCTGCCTTCGGGTGGGGTAGTTTTATACTAACTTTTATTATATTATATTATGGCAAAAACTAAAAAAGAAGAGGTTGTAAAAGAACCTCTAGCAAAAGAAACGGTAACTGTTGAGGCTCCAAAGCCACAACCAAAACCCGTTGCAAAAAAGAAACCTCATCCAGAAGACGGTTGGGAAGTTAAAGATAGAGTTTATTATTTAAAAGGAAATAAAAAGCCACTATCCGCAATAATTAAAGCTTCTGGTCTTTATTATTTTGACGAAGAACAAGGCTACGAAAGAGAACTTAAATACTGCAAGAATCAAAAATCTCCTTTTGTAGACGAGATGAAAGGTGACCAAAGATTAGAGCACATTATTTTTAGAAGTGGGGCTTTACACGTGCCAAGAGAAAAGCAAACTTTACAAAAGCTTTTATCTCTTTATCATCCTTATAAAGGACGAGTATACTACGAGTGGAAACCTAAAGCTGTTGCGTCTTCTCAGATTGATATGCTAAAAATGGAGGTTGCTGCATTAAACGCAGCTATGAACGTTGATGTTGATATTGCGGAGGCAGTTATGAGAGCAGAAATTGGTTCTAAGGTATCAGAGATGAGTTCTAGCGAACTTAAGCGTGATATGCTACTATTTGCTAAGAAGAACCCTAGATTGTTCTTAGAGCTTGTTACAGATGAAAATATACAACTTAGAAACTTTGGTATCAAAGCAGTTGAGTTAGATATTCTTAAATTATCTGGTGACCAGCGACACTTTATGTGGGGATCAACAGGTAGGAAGCTTATGACAGTACCTTTTGACGAACATCCTTATAATGCTTTAGCCGCTTGGTTTAAAACAGATGAAGGAATGGAGATATACTCTAATATAGAGAAAAGATTAAAATAATAATCACTTAGTTGGGTGGCCACCCTTCGGGGTGGTCACTAAACTATAAAAACGAATTATGGCAATAAGTGTAGATACAGTTTATCAAAGAGTTTTAACTCTTGCTAATAAAGAACAAAGAGGTTACATTACTCCGCAGGAGTTTAACTTATTAGCCAACCAGGCTCAACAAGAGATATTTGAGTCTTATTTTTACACGTTAAACCAAAGGAATAGAAACGAAGAAGATAGGGATCAAGCTATTGATGAAACAGATTTAGCGGAACTTATATCTCGAAAACTAGGTCCTTTTCTTAGCGTAGAACCCGTTATAAACGGAGATACATTCCCCATGACCGTAACGGCTGGAGATGAAAATCCGGAAGTGTTTCAGACTGGTAGAGTATTTTACGGAGGCAACGTTTGTAAAAAAGTAGATATTAGTGAATCAATAGGATTTAGGAATTCAGTTAGACACGCATATCCCACCTCTATACTAGGACCTACGTTTCACGACGCACTAACTAGTAATGTGGACATACAAGTATACAACAACTCTCCTATGGCTGAAACAACAGGGGTTACAGTAGAGTGCTTTAGAAACCCTGTTCAAGTAGCTTGGGGATACGTGGTTGTTAATGAAAAAGCTTTATACAACTCTAATACTTCTACGGATTTTGAATTGCATAGAGCAGAAGAAGATACTTTAGTTAATAAGATACTTTATTCAGCAGGTATAGTTATTAATAAGATAGGTTTAGCACAAACAGTTGGAGCTAAAGATACAGCTGAGCAACAAATACAAAGCGCATAATAAATGGGTATATTAAAACAACAATATGGTCCCTACTACGACGAGGGTGGTGATCACGGTGGATATAAGCAATTAAGCTTAGAAGAAGTTATCCAGTCTTTTAATGCAGCGTATGTTGGCAAAGGTAAGATATGCGAAGACGTTTTAATTAACGACATAACATACCACGCTATAAGAGGTCTGCAGGAACTTAGTTATGATACGCTACGATCAGAAAAAGATTGGGAGTTAATTGTTCCATCTACACTCATGGTTGTTTTACCTATCGACTACGTTAATTATGTAAAGCTCGCGTGGACTGATAGTGTTGGTATCGAAAGAATTATATACCCTACTAACAAATCATCTAACCCCTTAGATATTACGGAAGTCAACACGGTTACAGGTACGGAAGGTGAAGCAGAAACATGGGGAGGTTTTGATACAGCTGGCGACGATACAGATATTACAACAGACGAAGTGTCAGAAACCGCAGCTAATTTTCAATCTCAAACAGCAACTGATTTAGGTGATCTTGCATCAGATGAAGTAGATGACGAGTACGGGCATTTGTATGGTCAACGATACGGTCTTGACCCTGTGCACTCTCAAGCAAACGGCTCTTTCTTTATTGATGACTCACAAGGCAGAATTCATTTTAGCTCTAACATTGCTGGTAAAACACTTGTACTAAAGTATATAAGTGATGGTTTAGTACAGACTCCGTTATCACCCGGGCAAAGCATTGATCTAAGCATGTCTTTTGTGCACAAGTTTGCTGAAGAGGCTATATACAAACACATATTGTATGGGTGTTTACTTGCGAGAAAAGATACACCACCACCACTATTAGCTCAGCTAAAAAGAGAAAGATTTGCTGAAACTAGAAAGGCTAAAATAAGATTATCTAATCTTAAATCAGAAGAATTAACTCAGGTACTTAGAGGCGCCTCTAAAATAATTAAGCACTAACGCATGGCAGAACTAAAGAGAGTATTCTCTAAAGCTATTATGAACAAGGACATGGATGAGCGCCTTGTTCCTAATGGTCAATATAGAGAAGCGCATAACATAGAAATAGCTACATCAGAGGCGTCTGAGGTTGGTACTGTACAGACTTTGTTTGGTAACACAGAGAGAAATCAAGTAATACAAAACCACCCAAGTTTAAGTAACACTCCAACTTATCCTTCTACTACGTATGCCACTATGGGTGGTAACGCGTATAATTTCATGGGCCCTCACAACAAAGCGAGCGTTGTGGGCAGCGTGGTTAACGCTAACACCGATAAAATATACTATCTTGTTTCTGGTGGTGATGTATCAGACGCTGGTTGGCAACAAGGTGGTCAATCAAATCAAGGTAATGATAGTATACCTGAATACACTTACAACGCAGCAAAAGATTATATCATTGAATATGACACGGTAAGTAACGTGCATAGATATGTTTTTGTAGATATATTTAGTATATATAGTCAGGTTAAAATAGACAATCCTTCTTCTGACTCAACAGAGTTTCACGTAACCGCTCAGCAAGGCCAACCTAACGTACCTCCAGGATATAGAATTGGAATGACATTGCAGAACGTTAACGTTCCTGCTGGAGGTCCTAATTATGATTTGCCTTTTCAATGTTTAATAACTAATGTCGAATATGACGCAGACGCGATTTTTGACGGTTTAACTGGATATTGGAAGATAACGGTTAATAAACCGCATTTACTTCAAGGTGACTATTCTATTAAATTCTCTAGCGAGAGAGTTTTAAATTTTTCAAAACAAAGATTAATAACGGGTATAAATATATTAGATGACTTCTTGTTTTGGACTGATAATCATTACGAACCTAAGAAAGTAAATATTACACGTTCAATTGCGGGTACTGGCGGAACCGTAGAGCTTAACGCTGAGGTTAATGACATTTTTTATGGTGATACAGATTACTTCCATACTAGACTTGTAAAGGACAAGCCAAGAGTTACAAACCCTGAAGTTGATATTTTTAAATACGACGTTGTTACCAACGCAGTAGAATCGCACCCTGTTTACACAACTGAGGAGCACGTAACTGTAATACGTAAAGCACCAACTCAGCCTCTTGAGCTAGAGATGTATAGAACTGGATCTAAAAGAGTAACTAGTGAAGGTGTAGAAAATCCTACATACGGAGTTATAAACGACGTGGCGTGGCAAGACGGTGAGGGTAACTTACTTGAGTCAGGGGCTACAATAAGCCCTATATATTTTGATAACCCAATAGACATACGTGTAAACGATATAATATTAATATCTAGCGAAGACGTATCTGTGTCCCCTAATACTTTCCAGGACCACGTAATAAGAGCGATTGTAATAGGTGGTGGAATTACTGAGGGTCAGCAAGATGATATAGTGAATGGCCCGTTTCAATTAGAAATACTTTCTATATCTCCAGTGGTTCAAACACTTGCGCAAAACGAAGCGGAAGCTTTAGGTCCTTGGTATGTGAAGCTAGAAGATAAGAAACCTATGTTTGAGAACAGGTTTCCTAGATTTTCATATAGATATAAATATCAAGATGGTGAATACTCAACATTTGCTCCGTGGTCACAAATAGCTTTCCTGCCTGATAGATACGAATACTTTCCTAAGAAAGGTTATAACCTAGGTATGGTTAACCAACTTAGAGGATTAAAGCTAAGATATTATCATCATGATGAAGATATTATTCCTCAGGATGTAATAGAAATAGATATACTATATAAAGAAACTGGAAAACCAAACGTATATACCGTAAAGACAATTAAGAGAGAGGGTGGCGAGGCTTCCAATAATTTTTTATGGCCAAGCTTGGCGGTGAATCCTAGTAATAGAGGCGTTTTTGAAATTGAATCAGATCTAATACACGCTGTAGTACCATCAAATCAGATACTGCGACCTTGGGATAATGTTCCACGAAAAGCTTTAGCTCAAGAAATTAGTGCTAATAGACTTATATATGGTAACTATTTACAGAACTACCACATAGTAGATAAGCCTATAATACAAGTGGGATATGAGCAGACTAAGTTAAGCGATAGCTATTACTTCCCTCAACAGGGGTATGCTTACCCGTCTGTAAAGACTATGCGTAAATATCAAGTTGGTGTTGTGTTTAGTGATAGATACGGTAGAGAAACACCTGTATTAACTCATGAAAAAGCTACGGTAACTGTTCCAAAAATAGCATCCGCTACTAGAAATAGATTAAGAGTAAATCTTGATAAAAAGTTTTTAACGTTTCCTAGGTGGGCAGAGTACATGTCTTGGTATGTAAAAGAAACGTCTGTAGAGTACTACACAATGGCTATGGATCGCTGGTACAACGCGGCTGACGGAAACATATGGATCTCATTCCCTTCATCTGATAGAAATAAACTAGACGACGAGACGTTTATTGTATTAAAGAAAGCCCATGGTACAGATCAAGCCGTGCAGGAAAAAGCTAGGTACAGAATACTAGCTATAGAAAATGAAGCTCCAGATTTTATTAAAACAGAAGAAAAGTCATTAGGTAAAATATTTAATGGCGTTCAAAACGTCATAGGTCCAGATGGTAATGGTTACCCGTTCCAAGATGTTTCGTACATTCTTATAGACGACACACCTGGTTCTGAAGCATTCTCTAGCGTATTTGGTGATTTATGGGTTACTACTCCAGACACGATAAAGTTGAAATTCTATGGAGCTAATCAACAATCAAAGCAGTATGAAATAAGTAGGGTTATTAAACAGGGTAACACCGTGCGTCTTAATTTAACAACAACTATAGACGAAGACGCTGCATTTGTTTCTACTAACGATACTTTTGAAGGGGCTATAAGTGATTTATCTATGGAAATCATTGAGCATGAGGTTGAAAACAAACCTGAGTTTGATGGTAAGTTTTTTGTTAAGATATATAAGGACGAAATATTAGAGCAATTTGTATTGATGCCTACTGAGCAATCATATCAAGTTGTAGATTCTCAAGAAATAGGTTATCTTAACAATAATGGTTTTGCTGGAGTAAACCCTACAACAGGTGTAATAAATCAAGATACCTATATGCTAGCTCAGCAAGCGGGTGAAGGATACGATGATACAGACTCGAATCTTAACGGCTTAGCTATAGGTGGAACAAATGCTACTACTTCAGGCACTGCGTATGATATAACGGGAAATGGCGGTGCTGGGCTTAGAAACTGTGTTGGTACGTCTTGGCACCCAACGGAACACTTCCATCATATGGCGCCTGTAGTAAGTGGTGGTTTAGGACTTGACGCATACACTTGGGGTCAAGGAGATTCTGGATTAGTAGATCATGATTCAGATGCTATTTATCCTCCGTGTATATTTGGTACTAGCGAACTAAGTGCTAATAAAGTTCAAAACAATCCTATAATAGCGTTAAATGATGCTGCTCCAGGAGTCCTGTTTAATGGGGTGCAAAGTGCAAATAGTACTGAAAGATTCTGGAAAGACGTATGTGATAATAGAACATTCTTTATAGACGCGTGTACTGCTTATACATATTGTGAAGGTAACGATCTTGTTCACCCTATACCAGGAACAAATAACTCTACTGGTCAAGACAACTTTGATGAAGTAGTGTCTTTTGGAATAGGATCTGCTGCTGAAGAAGGTGAATGGTTTGCTTATCAAGACAATGTTTTAAACCCACACGTAGGACCTTTACCGACTGATTACCCTGAAGGTTTTGAAGGAATGGGTGGTGGTGGCGCAAGAGGAGCTTCTTGTAAAGATGGTAAAGGTCAACCAAGTAGAGGAATATGGGGAGATGATGAAGATGTATCATACATGGATATATCTTGGTCTGGAATGGGTCCAGGTTCTAACCACCCACACATATGGGGAGATGGAGATCAAGCAAACTTTTACGGTGATAACGGTGTATCTGGTGAAACTGGTTCTTGGGCAACAGATAACAACTCTGGTTTTGTATACCACAAGCTTGGTGACGTAACGGTTATAGCTGGTGGCGGTGATATGAACGGTATGAGTGAAGACAGCGCTCAAGCTACAAATGCTGAATATCAATCTGCTAACACTTTTATAACACAGTTGTCTACGCCTGGAACTACGTTTAGATTCAATAGAGATCCAGATGACGTTGTTTACACAGTACTAAGTGGAGGTTTTCCTACGTCTGGTGGTAACGATCAAGGGTATCAAGATTATACCGTGTTTAACCCTGGTACTTCGAGTTACGCTGAGGGAATTTACGGTATTAGAAACTACAGACCTGATGCGGGAATGTTTCAAGCTCCAGGGACTAACCCTTGGTCATCTGGCTGGGCTGATGCCAACCCTAATACTAATGCTTTAAATTTATATAGACCTCCAAATATGAGGCAAAGGTGGACTATAAAAGTCTCACCTAAAATTGGTAGCGGTCTTCATGGCTATAATCCAATAACTGGCACTAAAGC